CCACAGCTGGCCGCGGCCATCGTGCGGGCCAACCTGCTTGCCGGGGGTGCCCCTTGAAGCCCCCTCGAGCAAAGCCAGTCCGAACCCCGAGTCTCTCCCACTGGCAGGTCGACTGCCTGACGGCCCTCACCGAAGGCGACCTGGTTGCCCGCGACGGCCAGTTCTGCCGCGAAGAGCACGCAGACTGGACCGAGATGGACCCGCCGCTGTTCGCCAACCGCACGGTGCACGTGATGCGGAAGCGGGGCTGGGTCGTGGCGGTTGGGGAGAGAGGCAAGCACGGCGCCCCGCAGCGTGTCACGATCACAACCGAGGGTCGGCGAGTGCTGCGCTGGCAACAGGAAGGAGCAAGATCATGACTGCGTCACTTCGTCGCGGCGGCTCGGCCGTCGCGTTCTCTTGGAACCGCGACGCCGGCATCGATCGGGTGCGGGTCAGCATGCGCGATGGGGGTGCCTCGTGACGCTTCGCCGCACCTACCTCTCCACAGGAGTGTTCCCACACATCAGCACCGAGGACGTGGGCCGCGAGAGATGCGAGTTGGTGGTCCACGGGTGGACTAGGTCGGGCGCTGAGCACGAGGTCAGGCTCGAAGTCGGCTCCTTCGCCCTTGCGTCCTTGGTCGAGAACATCCGCGACCACTTCGTCAAGCTCGCCGCGAACGAGGCCGCTGCGCGCATGAACCGCGAACGCGCTCTGCGGATGCCGGCGGCGGGAGGTGGCGCTTGAGCCGTCCCCGGGGGTACGAGGAGGCGGCCGCCGAGCTGGCCGAGGTGAAGGCTGAGCGCGACATGCTGCTCGCCGTCCTCAAGTTGGCGGAGCACAAGTTGATCACTTGCGGCGTCGCGGCGTCGAACCCAGACCCCACGCTGACGACGCGAGAGAAGTGCTACGCGGAGAAGTGGAACTCCCCGCAGGCCGAGGCGGTTCGGGCGCTGCGGGCCGACCGCGACGACGCCCGCGCGGAGCTGGCCAAGGTCGCGGAGCAGCGCGACGAGCTGCTGGCCGCAGTCATGGACGGCACCGCCGAGTTCACGGATTGGGTGAACTGCGTCGCCGACCAGATCGAGGGCCAGGAGAACGAAGTCTGCCTCGACCACAACCGCATGCTTGCCGCGCTGCTCAATCTGCGGCGGAAGGCGAAACACGCATCTGGCGCTGACTCGTCGCATTCCGCGGCGGGCGACGCTCAGTCGGAGGAAAGCAATGCAGACGCCAACAATCGGCAGAATCGTGATCCTGAAGGGGCACACCTCGAACAACAGCGACGAGCAACCGGCGATGGTGACCCGCGTGTTCAAGCCGGACTACGTCAACCTGATGGTGTTCCCGGATGCGGGCACTCCGTTCCCGTGGACCAGCGTCAGGCTGTTCGAGACGCGGGAGCTGGCGGTGGAGTTCCAGTCTCAGCAGGAGACGCACCCATTGGTGCCGGTGGCGTTCTGGCCACCACGCAGCTGAACGCGCTGCGCAGCGAGCTGGCCACGGTCACGGAGCAGCGGGACTCCGCTGTGCGAGAGAAGAACGTGGCGCACGAGTTCCTGTACGCTGCCCAGCTTCGCGCCAGAGCCGCGGAGGAGGATCTAGCCAAGGTCACCTCGGAGCGGGACGAGCTGCGCCTCCACCTGCGCAACATTGACTCGGCCTTGACCGAGGCCGGCCGGGGTCCGACTCGGGGCAGGGGAGACGAGCTTGAGCGCATTCGCGACCTAGCCTGCGACTTCCGCCACACGGTGCGGCTGTCTCAGGCTCTGCGGGCTGACCTCGACCCGCTGCGCAGCGAGCTGGCCAAGGTCACCGCGGAGCGCGACGAGCTGCGGGCCAAGCTAGACAAGGCGATGGATCTGGTGGTGAGACCGCCGATCGGGCCGATTGACGTGCTGCGCGGAGAGCTGGCAGAGCATGCTAGGCGATGGGATGCGCTGCTGGCCGACGCACTGAAGTCCATCGACCAAGCATTCACGGCGCTGCCCCCGGAGAGCTTCACCGGGTTGGTGCAGCGGTACGAGAAGCGCGATCAGGCCGCCAAGCCGTCGGGGGGTGCGTGATGGGACGCGACGCCGAGAAGTTCGTGCACGTCAGCCTTCCAGGCGTCGAGCACAGCCTGTGCGGGCGCGAGTTCACCCCGAGCTTGCGGCGCACCACGAGAGACGAGGACGCGACGTGCGGCAGCTGCCGGATGATCGCGCACTCGGCCAAATTGGCGGCGTGGGAGTCCCCGGGGAACCCTGAACGAGACGAGGTTGCACCATGAAGATCGTGAAGCGCGGCGACATTACGCGAGTCGAGACGTGGGTGGGCACGTGCTCGGAGTGCGGCACCGAGATGGAAGCTCGGAAGCAGGAGCTTTACCTATACGTGCGGGAAAGCGCTCAAGGGCAGCGGCAACTGGTCGGAGAACACAAGTGCCCGCTTTGCGAGGCGGTCACGCTGTTCGAGAAGGCGCATCACTTCTACCTGCCGCGCCCGGAGGTCTCTTGAACATCCAGCCCCGCAACTGGTGGGACGAGTCCCCGGCGATCCCGCCGAACGACTCCGACCCTTGGCGCACCGCGTGCCTGCTGGCCGCGGTGATTCTCGTGGCTGTAGGCGCGCTGGTGCTGGGCGCGGTGGTGATGCGATGAGCTACGTGGTCGATGCCGCGTGGAAGGCGCTGCAAGAAGGCAGGGTCACCAGCAAGAGCGACGCGCTGTTCGTTGGTGGCCCGATGGACGGCGAGGTGCGCAAAGCAGGCGGGGCGACCTACCGCGTCGCGGTGCGCCAATCGCTGCCGCCACCGAAATGGCAGATGTGCGTGTTCAACCCGTTGGACCTGCCGCGACCTGAGTGCGGCCAGGTCGAGTACCGCCTGCAGAGGGTCACCGTCTACGACAGAGACGTTGCAGTTTACGTGTTCGAGCCAAGGGTGACGCGATGAGCGAGCCACTACCTCTGTACAAAGAGAAGTACGAGTGGGCTCTGATGCCGATTTGCCGGCGGTGTGGCGCCAGCGGTGCCAATGTCAACCTCGTGTTTTTCGGCTCTCGCGACAAGCTTGAAGGTTCCTGGTTTTACCGGTGCCGGCGCTGCGCCAATCGGTGGCGGGTGAGCTATGAGACGCCTGTGGCCCCCGTCCCGCCGCCCGGGGGCGCACCAGAAGAAGGAGACGGGGCATAGCCATGGCAAGCCTGCGAACCGTGTACGAACGAGCCGCCGAGGCGATCCAGCAAGCCATGGTGGCCGCGGTGGCCGAGCCCCGAACCGTCCTGGCGCTGGCCAAGGAGCTGCGCGCGCTGCTGCGGCAGATGTCCGAGGCGGTCGTCTCCGCCGAACCAGCGGCGAAGGACGAGCGCATGGCGGCTCTCGCCCGCCTGCGGCATGCGAAGGGTGATGCGGCAGCGCATGCGGAGCCCATGCGGCAACCCATGCGAGAGCCCTGCGGCAATCCATGCGAGAGCGATGCGGCGACCCATGCGGAAACCCCTGCGGCGGTTGATGCGGCGGCCGTTGTGGTGCCTTGTACTTCTGGTACTGAAGTACGTACGTCTGAGAAGACAGAACAGACTCAGAAGGAAGCAGTTACAGCAGATGTAGTACTAGTACAAGGCACCACAGCGCCGCAGCCTGCGGACAACGTGCGCGCGGATGCGGAAGCCGATGCGGCGCCGCATGCGGAGACCGATGCGAAAAAGCGTGCGGCGCCGGTGCGCAGACCGGACGACGTCCCGCAGCAGGTGTGGGACGACTGGTGCGCGCTGCGAAGGCGCAAGCGCTCGACGGTGAGCGAGACGGGCGTGGCGGGCATGCGCGACGAGGCCGCCAAGGCCGGGATGGACCTTGCCGAGGCCATGGCCGTGCAGCTGGCCAACGGCTGGCAGGGTTTCCGCGCCGACTGGGTGGCCGGCAAGGCCGGCGCCGGTGCTGCGGCGGGAGGGTTTGACCGAAACGGGCGCTGGCTTGGCGTGCCTCGCGTCCAGCGGCAGGGCTACTACCAAGAAGGGAAGTGCGACGAGAACGGAGTTCCGATCCAATGAACAGCCAGCGTGAGTGGGTCGAGGTCGGGCGCGAAGGGCGACAGTGCCAGAAGCATGGCGCCTTCGAGTCCGTGTTGAGCGAGCTGCGGCCGCAGCCGGTGCATCCGGAGAGCAGGGCGCCGCACAGGTTCCAGGCGGCGACGTCCTGCCCGATCTGCAACGGCGAGATGCAGCTCGAGGCCGACCGGCGGCATCTCGAGATCATGGGCGGCGTGTCGGAGCGCGACCGCTTGCGTGCCGCCGCCTTCCGGGCTGCCGGCATCCCGGACCGGTTCAAGGACTGCGACATCTGGCACTGGCAGCACGGCATGGACCAGCAGCGCCGCGTGTGGGACGCCGTGCGGGACTACTGCACGGGGCTGGCGCACGTCGTGGCGACTGGGCAGTGCATGGTGCTGCTGGGGGCGGCCGGCACCGGGAAGACGCACCTGGCCTGCGGCATCGTGCGGCACGTCATCGAGAAGGGGGGCACGGCGCGCTACGCGACCGTCCTGGACGCGATCGGCACCATCCGCGCCACCTACAGCCGGGGGGCGGAACAGAGCGAGCAGGAGGCCATGGAGGCGCTTTGCAGCGTCGACGTCCTGGCGCTCGACGAGGTGGGGCGGCAGACCGACACCGGCCATGAGCGCGAGATGCTGTTCCGCATCCTGGACGGGCGCTATCGAGACATGCGGCCGACGGTGCTGGTCTCGAACCTGAACCGCGACAAGCTGAGCGAGTTCCTGGGGCCGGCGATCGTGGACCGGACGCGCGAGGCCGGCGGGCGGTGGCTGGTGCTGGACTGGGCGAGCCAGCGGAACCAGCGGCCGCGCGCCGCGGCGAGCGAGGAGGTGGCCCGTGTTTGAGCGGCTCCCGATCGGCACGGCTGTCGAGTTCACCATCCCGCATCCGGTGGCCAGCAAGAAGAACCGCCGGAAGTGGATCAAGCGCGGGCGGCGCAAGTTCCTGGTGCCGAGCGACGAGGCGATGCACGACGCCATTGAAATTGCCTGTCGGGCGCGGGTGATGGCGAACGGCGTCGAGTTCCACGCCGACGATGCGCTCAGCTTGACGTACGAGCACTTGCTGATGACCGGTGAGGTGCGAATCCGTGTCGAGAAAGTGGGAGAGCTGCCTCTGCGCGGCCCGCGCGGCACGCGCCGGGACGCTCACGGGATGCTGGAGACCATTGCCGACGCGCTGCAGGGCGTGCTCTACCCGAACGACAGCGCCATCGACGCCTTTGGCGGCCGGA